GAACTTCTACAATACGGCCATTGGCATCTGTAACTTTACCGCTTTCCGTAATTTCTTTGCGAATACGCTCAGCTTCATCGCGCAATTTTACACCATTTGCGGAATCACCCGTTGCAAAAGCTGCCTTTGACCGCTCAAGAAGTTTTTGAGGTTGCAAGTCTTCTGGTAATGCACTGTAAATATTACTCGTTGTGTCCGCTTGTGTAGTTACTGCGGGTGCTGGAGGCGTAACAGGCGCCTTGGCAGGTTCAGCAACAACGGCAGGCGCAGTCGCAGGTTCCCCCCCCGCAACCTTCGGGGTCACAGCAGGAGCGGCTACAACAGGTACAGGTGTCGCAGCAGGGGCAGGAGCAGGGGCAGATACAGGCGCGGGGCCTTCAACGGATGGCGTAGTAAGGACAGTTCTTGCTAAAGTTGTAGCGGGATCTGCTGCCCCAACTTTAGCGCCCATGCCAGACAAGGCGCTTCCTTGAATTTGCATCAATATTTTGCGCTGCTCTTGGAGCCTATTGTACAACTCAGTGGCAACGCGCTCTTGTGGGTGGCCCTCTTTTGGTAGACCCTCTGGCGTCAATGCGCCCGTCCCAGCAAGCAAGCTGTAGCGTGTATTTAAGTCATCATAAATACGTTGAACCGATGAAAGCGCGTCAACACCGACACGGCTTCTGTCAATGCCAAGACGTTCGCGATCAATTTTACGCTGTTCTTCCGTCATGTCCAATTCACGCTGTTGCTTCTCGTAAGCGCGCTTATTTGCAATGGCATTGTAATACGTGCCGAGACCCTGTGTGGCGCCCTCGCCAACACCAACGCCAAAGAATGGCGATTTGCTGCTAAGCATGCCCAACCCTGCCGCTAGGAGGCCCATGCGAGCCTCGTCTGACATTGGCTTGCCCGTCATTCTCTCAACTAAAGATTGGCCGTCCTGAGACGTTTGTGTGTCTTGCTGGGGATCTTGGACAGCGCCATCTCCGGCGTAACCGTGACGGCCAACGCCACCCCCATCAGCAAAATGTAACCCAAGGCTATACGACCCTTGCCCTTGCCCAAGAACTTCAGCAGGGGAAACCGTTGCAACGCCAAGATTGCTGCGAAGGGAGCCAATATTGGCTTTCATGTTCGCCCTTTGTTCTGGCGTGGCATTTTGCAATTGCTTGGCGACATCCATTAATCCGCCATCTTGGGGAATATCATTTGGTTTTTCTGGAATATTTGTTTTGCCGCCGGGTTTTTCTCCAAGAATAGCTTGGGAAACGCGCATTATTTCTGCCAAAGTCAATGGCTTTGTAGAGCCTCCAGATGGTTGCTCTGAATACGGAACAGAACCTTCCAATGCGTAATGTGCGCGGCCAAGACCATCAGGATTAACTGCGCCACCCATCCAATCAGGAACACCGCCATGCGAAAAATGGCCACGCTGTGCGGCGTGATTAACTGCCTTCTCGTAGTCAACCATGCGCATGCCCTCGCCGTCCTTGTGGACTGCATCAGGGTGATGTTTCTCAACTTCCTGCGCACTGAGGCCAAGCATGGTGTGGCCGTCATTCTTGTAATTAAACTTGTAAATCTTTTGGCCGTCATAAGTCTCACCGACAGGTTCCATGTTTTCCTTGAGGCGTTCATCAGAACCCCAAGGAATAGACGCCAACGTGGTAAGACCGCCCAAAACCTGCGAGCCAATATTTGGACCCGGCGTAGACGTAAGCGCCTGACCGCCAGACTGACCGCCAATACCAAGCAACATATTGCCAAGGAATTGCGTTGTTTGGAATGGGTAAGCTTGAGCGGCTTGGAACTGCTGTTGATTGGCAACGTCCTGAGCCTGCTGAACTGCCTGCTGTTGCGCGCCCGCGCCAAGCTGAGCCTGCGCACCCTGCAAGCCCGCAGCCTGTGCGCCAGTACCCAATTGACCCAATGTGCTACCTGCCTGAAGTTGACGGGTCTGATCGGCATTAAACTGGCCCAAAGCTTGGCCGTAACCACCCTGCAAGACGTTAGCTAATGTCTGCCCGGTCGCAAGGTTTTGCTGACGAGCCAACTCTGCTTGCGCAATACCCGCACGGTCGCCACCGAAAGCGCCCTGACTAATTGCATTGCCCAACAGTTGCTGTCTTTGTTGGGCATTGGTTTCGCCCAAGTTAGCCATTGTCTGAGATACAACGTCATTAATATATGGCGATATATACTGATTGAGTTGCTGTTGACCAAATGGTGTGGCGGCTTGCTGCACGTAGCCCGCACCTGCACCATAATATGGTTGAGCCAAGCCAGCGGATGCGTTTACGTTCTGAATGCCCGCCTCTTGGGTTGGAGTTAATCCCGCAACCATTTCACCTTGGTATTGTTGGAAGGGTGTAGCCGCCACAGACTTTGCCTGATTGGCCAAAAAGTCGTAGTTAGCCTGAACCTGCGGTGGAGGCGAGTAGGTAGAAGTGGATGTTGATGTACCCTTAGAACCACACACTGGTCGTCTCCTTAAGCAGTCAATTCAGCCTCTTCAGGCTGTCCGGTCTTTGCCCCGTAAATGAAGAAAGCACCAGCTGGCATGCCAAAGTGTTTTTCATACAACTCTACTTTAGCATTTGTTCGTTGATTTGACAAAACCCCAATCATTAGGGGTAAGTCCAAGCCATCAGCGGCTTTTTTGGCAAATTCTATCATCTTGTGAACGCGCGAAATAGTTGCATTTCTAAATTCTGGACGCACAAATACGGACATTTCTTCAAGAAATGGCGTATCCGAGTACCAATTTGTCGCCACGCGAAGCAATATCATTGCCTCTAAGTTATCTTTTTTGCCTACAACCCCAATAATACCAAGGTGTTTGTAAAGAAGCGGACGTATCATTGCGCGAACTTTGTCTTCATTGAGATTAAACATGCCAATCTCTTTGTGAATCAGGCGCGATAAAACCATAATGCCTTCCTCGTCATCTGGCTGTGCCGTCCTGACAAGTGGCTCCGTTGTGATGCGTTCGTACTTTGGCATGCGCTTGCGGGCGCTTTTGGAAAGACGTAAACGCTGCTTTTTAAAACCTGAATCCATGTTAATCCTTTTTGGGGCCGGGAAGTTTCTGTAGTGTCTTAATGTGCTTCTTACGTAACTTCATAACATATTGGTCAAGAATGCGGTGGCCTTTGGCAAGATCACCATCACCAAGTCCAGCTACTGATTGTGGTTTAACAACGTACTCTCCGCCAGCAGCAACAATAGGAACAGGCTCGCCAGCATTTGTAAAATGGGGGTCATTGTATTTTTCTACCCAAGCATCAATTGCTTTAAAACCCGCAAGGGTGTTTCCCTCGCCAATGTAAGCCACTTCTTCAGCCGGAATAACATAGGCTCCGGCGGGTACATGCATAGGAAGATGATCTGTGCGGCCAGCCACGGGGCTGTGGATAGGACCAGTATGGATAATATTAGGCTCATTTCCACCCGAATTTCCCCCATAAGCTTTTCCCGAACGGGCAATATTTAAAGCCGCCGCTACGGCTTGATCATGCGGATGACCCGCGCGGGACATTTCTGAAATGTTCTTGCTAATCGTGGCCTGAGATGAACCGTGTTTAAGTGGCATCACGAATATCCTACCGAAATAATGGACCCAGTTCCGGGCGAGAAATATAAACCCGTGGCAAATGGAACTTGAATTTGGTAAATGCCAAGTGTGTTGGGGACAGCATAAATGCGGCTACCAGACGCGGCAGACGTGGCATCGTAAAGATAGCCCTGTGTAGAACCGCCAACAATAACGCTAACAGTAGCTAACCAACCAGACGATGATTTAATTACCGACCCAGTAGAAACTTCCTTGCTAGTAAAAAACCCGGCGTGAGTATTTATAGCGGAACTGTATGAGTTAATTGCTATGACGCCGTTCTTTTGTGTAGATAAAATATCATCTAAACTAGCCATCAGAATTTCCCGTCAGGTTGATACCGATACTTAACGCCACCCAAACGCCAGAACGTGCCAACGTCTTGCGAAGACAATGAAAAGGCCATGAAACGCGCCCTGATTCGGCACGATACATATTCTGTAGCTTGCGTCATAGGGAATGTTACAGAACTAACCGTATTAGACGGTGAACCGGAATAGTAACTAGTTGACGGTGACGTTGCTGGGTCTGTGCCGTAATTGGTGTAGTAAATGGTCAAATACACGGTTGCGTTCTTGTTCCCGCTGTATGTACCCCACTGCATGTCGGGCCAAATTTGGTCAACAAACACAAGGTTTTCACCCTCAGACAATTGGAAGTAGCCCGTTTGAAAAGAAGATAACATGGCAGTGGTTGATGTGCCAACGGCTGCATCATTACCCACTTCATGCTGGTAAATAAATGTATCGCCACCCGCCGCAATAGGCGAACCTAGAACAGATTGATCAATCCACGCCGTGCGGCTAAGTGTTCCATAATCCCACTGCCCTATGCCGACATTATACTTGACGTAGCTATCATTTTCCGTGGCATTTGCTGACGGATAATACCACGTAATTTCATTAAATTGGCTATTAACACCACAAGCCACTTTATAAAAGTAAGACGTATTAATGTTTTGGAATATCACGTCAAAAATTGGGCATGGTATTGGTTGGGGGCCATTTCCCGTCATCATAAAAAATTGTTTTTGGGACATCCAAAATACGGCGCCGTTAAGTTGACCCGTGCAATGCCGTGACACCGCACCACAATTAGACCCAATTTTGTTAAAACTGTAGACGAATGGCGTACCAACATACTGCATAGCCCAAAGGTCTAAGTCAGTCCAAATCAATCCCTGCTGTGGCCCCTGTATACCAGCCACAATCTTTGACCCAGTTGGTATACGGTATGACCCAGCCTGATTGGTTGACGAAGCAATCCAGTTAGTAAAATCGCCAACGTCACACCACCGTATAAGCATTGGGTCTGCTTGTAAGTTAAAAGACGATCCATACGCAATAATTTGCCTTTGCGGCATTGCAACAAATATGCCCGAATTAACAAGTGGACCACTGCCGCCCACAATTTGAGCATTTTGTAGTTGCCCATTAGGATCATAATAATAAATTGCGCCGCCAGCCGGACACGCCATTAAATATGAACCAAAATTATCTAGTGTCCAATCCGTTGCAGTAATTGGTGTTCCGGGCACTGATGGCTGAGTTGTTCCAAGACCGAAGCCACCCACGCCATAACCACCAACGCCAAATCCAGAACCTTGCGGCTGGGGGCCAATTGCAATGTAAAAAGTTGATTGCACGTTTCCGCTATTTATCGCAGTTGGGCCAGCGGATGAAGTTGCCGTATTTGCCGCCGCAAATGTAAATGAATTTGCACTTGGAACGGTGAGTACAGTGTAAAGGCCAGAAAGAGTTATGCCGCCAACAGTCGTGGCAACGCCAACATAAAATGTTGAGCCAACAGAATACCCATGATTGTCAAAATAACATGTAATCGTAGATAATCCACTTGTAGTTTGAAAGGCATAAACGCCAACTAACTTGGCCGTGCCTGTAATACCAGCACCTGTTCCCGTGGCATTAAATATAACGCCAACGGTATTTGCGGATGCCCCGATAGTTGTAAAGCTTGTTCCACCAGTTGTAACAATTTGGTATGTCTTTCCAACTACAAATGATCCACCAGTTGTATTAGTTGAAGTATTGGCAGTGGATGTTGCCGCACTTGCAGCCGTAATAGAGTATGTAGTTCCCGCAGCGGTTGCTAATAAATATGGGCCAGTTAACACTAAACCACCAACGGCCACTGGCGTAACAAATTCCACGTAATCCAAAACCGACGCAGTAATATTTGAGTCAGTTATGGTAACTGTAGTAGACCCAGAAGTTGTTGCAAAAACAGGGGCAGTATTAGTCACGCTTATTTGAGGAGTAATGTTAACTAAATTACTCCCAGTCAAAACGGTAAGGGATGATTCAGCCCCAATACCAAGATGGTTCACAGCATTTAAATCTGCCCAACCTTTAAGGGATCGGACAATTGACCCAATAGCTGAATTGAAATATGCCACCCAACCGCCAAGTTTTTGAGCCAAGCCAAGCCCATCGCGTTGAGGTATAAACCGTATCAATTGCGATAACTGATACGATGCCTCACTCAGTACCGCGGTACTATTAATATCAACGCCGGGTTTAAGTTTAATGGTTCCAAAGGGCATTCTTAACCCCTAGTCGGTGTGGCCGCAGGGGCGGGTGAATAAGATGACCAAGCAGAACCCTCAAACTTTTTCCGGTTTTCTTCCACCAAAGCACTGTTTTTCAGGGCTTGGTACTGACTTTCATAAGTTTGGGCCATTTGAGGGTCATCATTCAAGCGGCCAAAGTTCCGTTGGAAGGCGGAAATGTAAATCATTGACGCCATAATAAACATATCGGGCAAATATGTTGAAATGAATGTGGTAGTATTTGACGCAGATAATGGCGCCGAACGAACCGTTCCAGTAAGAATCGTGCCATAACTTTGATTCGGAATTGGCCCCACAATCATGTATTGGCTAGTATTACCTGTAGTAGCAGTGTCACCACCATAGACAGCAAAATACTGAGGTAAACCTGTAGTAGAACCCGATCCGTAAACATTTTGTATAAATTCTTTTGTTACAGGCAATAATGGTGTTGAAACACCAGATGAAACAACTTCAACCGTTTGCGGAACAATAAATTGAGACGTTGGCAAAGTCAAAGTATTGCTATTTGCCGTAAAATTATAAGCAGTTGTGCTGATCTGGGTTGAAAGAAAATCTAAGTCACGCTGCATACGCAATTCTGCGTAGCTAATCATTTGGGGAATTATGATCGTAAAATTGGTATCGTTGGACGGAATGACGGCCATCGTCGCAATTTGCTGCACGTAACTTGAGTATGTTAAGGCCATAACTTAATCCTACGATGCCATGTCAAAAGCTGCCTTTTCCACTGCGGCAACTCTATTTGACCAACCTTTCCCAAACGTACCATACGTGGGCAAACTTTGCAAAAAAGCTAATCTTTTTTCGCAGACTCCCGTAGCAATTTCACGAGCGTTAGCCGCTTCACAAGCACTAATTGTGGCTTTGCCGACTTGTCCGTCCGCACCCACACCAAGTACCTGCTGAAGGGTTTTCGCCGCACGGCTTACCCCACTATTAACAGCCATATCAAAAGTGGCATAGTCAACGCCAAAAGGAAGTGAGTCACCGCTAATCCTATCCCAATACTGTTTTTTGTATAGTGGAGCCACGTCTTGCGGCCCCAACGCCCTCATAGCCGACTCATCCACTGGATGGCCAACATATTCCTCCCAAACCTTTTTGGTAACTCCCAAATTAGTCATGCCGCCGGGATCAGACTTTAAATTTACAAACCCGCCCTCATGCTTAAGAACCAAGGCAAGACACTGCTCAAAATTGTCCTTCACCACTCACTCCAAAGGCTTTGAGTTATAAATCATGGCGTCTTTCTTTTGGGAACCGGAGGAAGATCCAAAGTAAAACGCTATAATTCCGCCCCACGCCGTCTGTAAAGCACCCAATAAAAGTAGGATTGCCTCATTCCCAGATGTGGGTAAACCATAAATTAGCATGTAAATCATAATAGAAAAAAAGCCGACCGTAACTCCAATAGCCAAGGCGCGGGGTATCCAGTCTTTGGTTTCCTTTTGCATGTCACGGGCAGACGCACGATCACCCGCCGCAATCCGCTCTAAATCAATGTCCAAACTTTTCATCTGAACTTTAAAATCTGCATCAATCTTTTTTAACGCGGCCAACTGATCACCCGTTGGATTAGCAAGGGCGGTCATAATGTCATCCTGAGTGCCATCCTCGTGGCCAAATAAAGCGCCGGACAATGCCTTTACGGCCATGCCAGCCACTGGCCCGCCAAGGGCAGTCGCGATGGTTGGGGCAACTGAACCAATTAATGGTCCAAAATCTTTAAGAATGTCCATTTTACTTCACCGTTACCATGAGAATTACGCCGATTACACCTATACCTATTACCAGAAAACCAACAATTCCGCCAACCATAAGAAGATCTTTACGGTTTTCTTCCTGCTCTTTTAAAGCAGCGGCAGCTTGACGGGCAGCTTCCTTGCGCATCTCTATAATTTCCCGCTGAATAGCATCCCACGCTGGCCGTCCATATTGTCCTATGAACAGGTTCTTTACTTGAAATTGCATGTCTTGCGCCTTAGCCTTAATGGCGTAGCGTTTTACCGCATCAGCCTCGTATTCAGCTTGGCTTTGAAATAGTTTTTTGCGTTGTGGTGTAGATGTAACAGTAACAATTTGGGCAACCTTACTAAAAAGATTGCCCACTTTTTCTGCTGTTTCCATTACGTCTTGGCCAGCCTCAACGGCTGACTTAATAGACGAGTATAGACCTGTTGCGGCAGCCATAAGCGTAAACGGGTCCATATTTAATCCATATTATTCAGCGTCAATGGTTTCTGAAGCAGCTTCCGTCTTGACCATACCAGCAATAGCAGCGTCTTCAATTTGTGGCTTTGCTTGACCATGTAAAAGAGTAATAAGATCAGCAACTTCAGCATAGACGCCAGCACCAAGATGCTTAAGCACAGTGTTAACGTGAGCAACGGTAAGTTTAAAGTCCAATTCAAGATTTTCCATTTAATCCTCTTAGAATGGCGGATTTTGAGTCTGCGCCGTTGTTTGGTTTAATAAGTTAATTTGTGAGGCAATTTGTGCCTCAACGCCCGGCATACTAATGCAACCCGATACCCAAGCATAGGCCATTTGTTGAGTAATACTTGCATAAGGAACAAATTCTGCCGGATTTGGTGAGCCTAAATTAGCTGTACCCGACGCAGATGAAGTATTTATGCCATTTGTACCCGTGCATACCCAATTAATGGCCGTAACTACATTAGCTAGGCCATCATAGTCTGGGCTAACGATAAACTGCGGAAATTCCCACGTAAATTTCATTACGCATATCCCACCAATCCAGCCAGAACAGTATACGCACCAGACCCAGTTTTAATAATGGCAAATGTGTAAATGTCCAACGCGCTTGCATTGCCAGACGATGGAGTGACCAAGTTCTGCCACTTAGGGGTTACGGACGTCCCGTCTATAGTAAAGGCAGACGCATAATAAGGCGTTGAGCCGTTGGTGTTAATAAACACACACGTAAGTGCCTGACCCGTGGACAATATGGAGTTAAGCGTATTTGACCCGTTACCACGGAAGTTTAATGTAAAATTGCCACTGGCATTTGTAGTGTAATACAATACAGACTGCGTAAGAACGTCAAAGTTAATCGTCCCGGTCGCAGAAGTCGCGGTAATTGTGGCTGGTTCTGCCGCATTTTGTATGATTGCAGCCAAAGTGGATGCGGAACCATTAAAGGTAGATGTCCCGTTAAAAGTAGACGTGCCGCCTACAACCAAATTGCCCGTAAGAGTAAGGGCCGTAACAGAACTTAGAATGCCATCATCCGCCTTTTTGACGTTTGTTCCGTCTGAATAAAGTAAGATGCTAAATCCCTGTGGCGGTGCAACTGTT